TACGTTAACTGCCCGGCAAAACGGTAAGACCGTTGCACTAATGGCATTGGTCGGTTTTTGGTTGACTGAAATGCCTAAGATACGGCGCGAACGGCAGCTGGTGTTATCTACGGCCCACCGTCTAGATCTGGCGGTCATGCTGTTTGAGGAATTAGCGCCAATCCTGCAAAACCGTTTTGGGGCAACCACCATGAATACTTACGGGCGCAACCAGCTGGTTATGCCTGACGGTACTAAATGGATAGTTAGGGCTGCCGGGCCGTCAGTCGGTCACGGCATGTCACCAAACCTTATTGTTGCAGACGAAATTTGGGACATTTCTAGCGAGGTAATTGACGGCGGCCTAATCCCGTCGCAACGCGCCAAACGTAACCCGTTGCTGTCTATGTGGTCAACGGCAGGCACCGAACGTAGTCGAGCAATGCTTAAATGGCGTGAGCAAGGCCTACGCGCAATAGACGAAAACACGCCAACCCCGTACTATTTCGCAGAGTGGTCACCGCCACCCGATCTAGACCCAATGACCCCAGCGGCATGGGGTTGGGGCAACCCAGCACTTAGCCACACGCTGACCCCAGAAACAATCGCAGCCGAAGCCCAAAACCCAGACCGCGCACAATTCCTCAGAGCGTCAGTAAACGTTTGGGTAGCCAGCGACCAAGGCTGGCTGCAGCCCGGCACATGGCCTGCCCTTGAGTGGCTAAAACCTGTACCTGCAGGCGGTGTACTTGCCATAGAAAACAGCGTCGACGAAAGCCGATACTTTGGGCTACGGGCCGTGCCACTACCAGACGGGCGCACCTGCCTAACCGTTGCATTTGTCGTTGGCACCTACGCCGAAATGTTGCAGGCCGCCCAGCCGTACATAGATCAGCCAAACATTGCGTTTGCTGTCACCCCGTCTATTGACCTGCATTGGCCTACTGCGTTAGAACGTCGCAGGCAAGTAGTTGGCTACGGCGAAATGGTCAAATGGACAGACCCTGTAAGGCAACTAATTAGGCAGGGCATGGTGGTACACAGCGGCGAAACCATGCTGGCTGAACACATGCAGCGAGCTGTAGCAGTACGGTCACAGAACAGCATTGCGTTATCGTCGCAACGATCACCCGGCCCAATTGAGCTGGCACGGTGCGCCGTATGGGCAACAGCGTTGGCAAGTAAACCAAAAGCGCAAGGCAAACCAGCGTTTGGCATAGCCAGTTAACTAGCCTGTGCGGCGGTGGCATAGGTGTTAACAAACCCATTCTGTCGGGCAAGCCAGCGCCTATGCCACTACTACACCGCTGGCGTAGGTAATACTTAACGCATGGGTTTATTTAACCGCGTCACCAAGGCTGCAATTAGTCCTACGCCAACCAAGGCCGCTGCAGCTGGCGGCTATTCGCCTAACAGCGCTGGGTTGGGTGCAGCAATGGTCGGGCAGTACTACACCTACCAAGAAGGTGACGCGCGCAACCGTGCAGTATCCGTGCCAACAATTAACAGGGCGCGTGACCTAATGGCAAGCGTCATTGGCTGCATGCCACTAAAAATGTACAACGAAATTTGGAACGGTGAACAACTAGAAAAAGTGCCGCTAGCGCCACGCACTTGGCTACGTCGACCCGATCCAACGGTGCCATACCAATTTATTATGTCGTGGACATTTGACGATTTACTATTTTTTGGTAGGGCGTTTTGGTACATCACCAGCCGCACAGCTGACGGCTACCCGGCAACGTACACGCGTCTGCCAGCTGGCAGCGTCACAACTACCGACATGGTTGGCCCCGTATGGTTTGCACCGTCGCAACAAGTTTATTTTAATGGCGGTCAACTAGACCCTAAAGACCTAGTGCAATTTCTTAGCCCGGCGCAAGGCCTGATCTATGCCGCACCTAGCGCAATAGAAACGGCCCTAAAACTTGAGGCTGCACGCAACCGCAATGCGTCGAGCGCTATTCCTGCCGGGATACTTAAACAAACAGGCGGCGAACCGTTAAGCGCACAAGAGCTAGCCGATCTAGCAGCGTCGTTTAATGCAGCACGCGCCACAAACCAAACCGCTGCCCTAAACGAATACCTGAACTACCAAGAGACATTGACTAGCCCAGACAAAATGTTGCTAATTGAGAGCAGCCAATACCAATCGTTAGAGTGCGCCCGACTAGCAAACGTGCCACCGTACCTAGTCGGTGTTGCAACTGGGGCGTACTCTTACCAGTCAGCGCAACAGGCCCGTGCCGATCTCTACATTTTTGGTGTCAAAATGTACGCAGAGGCAATTGCCCAAACGCTGTCATTAAACAACATTTTGCCAAGCGGCACATACGTAGAATTTGACGCAGAGGGATACCTAGCCGAAAACTACGCAGCTGATCAGGCCGACGAACCGCAACAAAACACACAAGAGCAACTAGCAACAAGGTAGGCAATCATGATCAAATTTATTGCAGGCGAATTTACTGTTGACAAAACAGCCGCCAACGGCGAAGGCAAACGCATGATCTCAGGCGTAGCCGTGCCATACAACGTGTTTGCCACCGTGTCAGACGGCAGCGAAATAATGTTTATGCCCGGCAGCCTGCCAGTTGACGGCAAAGCCCCCCGATTGTTTATGTACCACGACCACAGCCAACCCGTAGGCGTAGTAACCGAACGCGTAGACACCGAACAAGGCATGATGTTTACCGCCAAAATTAGTGCCACAACCCTAGGCAATGACGCGCTAATCATGGCCCTAGACGGCACAATTGACCAAGTATCTGTGGGCGTAAACCCAACCAAATTCAGCTACGACGAAAACGAGCGCATGATCGTTGAGGCCGCTGACTGGCTAGAGCTGTCGCTAGTGCCTATCGGCGCATTTGGTGACGCAGCCAACATTACAGACGTAGCCGCAAGTATCCCCCAAAACACTCAACCCGTAAGCCATAATGAACCTGTGACCACAGAGGAGAAAACCAACATGTCAACCGAAACCAGCACCGCAATCGAGGCAACAATTCCAACCCCGGCATTGCCAGCACAACCTAAACGCCGATTTGACCTGCCAACCGCAGGCGAATACATGGCGGCCTATCACATTGGCGGCGAAAGTTTCCGCAACGTGCAAGCTGCAGTAAAAGATTTTGTGTCAAGCAAGCAAACCGCATTGCAGGCCGCTGCAGGTGACGTGCTTACCACCGATACACCCGGCTTGTTGCCAGTTCCCGTGCTTGGGCCAGTCATGGCAAACCTTGGATACCAGAGGCCTGTTGTTTCAGCAATCGGCGCACGCGCAATGCCAGACGGCGGCAACCAAAAAACGTTTGTTCGCCCAACATGGACTACGCACCCAAGCGTTGCAACACAATCAACCGAACTTTCGTCAGTTAGCGCAACTACGCCTGTAATTGCGTCAAACGTAGTTACTAAAACCACGTTGGCTGGGTCAGTTACATTGTCGGTGCAAGACATTGACTTTACGTCACCAGCCGCATTGGAAATTATTTTGCAGGACTTGGTAGGCCAATACATGTTGCAAAGTGACGCGCTTGCCTGCAGTCGCATTACAACTGGTGCTAGCGCCTCAGGTTCGACATGGACTGTTACCGCAGACAATCCAAGCACGCTTATTGCTGCTATCTATGACGCAGCAACCGACATTTTGAGCGCAACAAACTTTTTGCCAGATCACGTGTTTGTTTCGCCAGACGTTTGGAAAAAGTTGGGCAGTCAGCTTGACGGTGACAAGCGCCCAGTATTCCCTTACACGGGTGCCGCTGGCCTTATGGGTGTAAACGGCATTGGCACAGCAAACGTGACCGTTGCAAACACGTTTAACCCGTTTGGGCTAAACCTTGTTGCAGATCGTGCATTTGCTGATAACACTCTTGTTGTGGCACGCGGTGTAGGCATTGAGTTTTATGAGCAAGTGCGAGGCTTGCAATCAGTTGAGGTGCCGGGAACCTTGGGCCGCACGTTTAGCTATTACGGCTACGTTGCAACCTTTATCCCTTACAGCTCAATGGTCAAATCAATCGCTATTGCCTAAGCCAAGGAAGGCCTGACTATGGCCGTCTACACGGTTACGTTTAAGCAACTAATAGACGGCTACGCCGTGCTACAAACGTTGACACCTAACGAGATAGAGGTTGGGCGCTCAATTACTGTTGCAACCGTAGGCGCACCGTTTAACGGCACGTTTACTGTGTACGCATTGCCACAGTACGAATACGTTGGCTTAGACGGCGAAGGCAATTTGCTATACAACGTAGACATTGCCGTACCTAATCAGGTGTTGTTTGCCGTTACAGGCTCAGACGTAGACCGCACCGCTGCCACAGGCACGATCACGTTTACCGTTACCTGCACATGGATTACGGCAGCACAAATTGAGGATTGGCTAGGCATAGGCACAGCAAGCGCACTCGACACCGCATTTTTGACAACTTGCGCTTCAGCTGCGAACCAGTTTGCGTTTAGGCGTAGGTATGAGGCCGGGTACTTTGACAGCGCCACAACGTCACCAAGCGGCGACGTAACGCTAGGAACAATTATGTTAGGTGGCGCTTACTATCGGGCTAGGGGCAGCATTGACACGTTTGCCAGCTTTAACGAAATGGGTACAGCGCCAACAGTTGGTATGTCGCCAATGATTAAACAGTTGTTAGGTATTGACCGCCCACAGGTCGCATAATGCCTGTTGCCTACACAGACCTGTTTAACAACGCTTTAGACGATTTAGCAGCCACGCTGACAACCGTTACAGGCCTGCAAGTAGTAACAGACCCCCGAAACCTTGTGCCGCCGTGTGTGCTGCTAGGCGCACCGTCATTTACAGCCTTTAACTACAACGCAGTACGCATGACCTACCCTTTACAGATCGTGACGCTAGGCCCTAGCAACCTTGACGCAATGCGCAGCTTGCTGAACCTCTCAGCGCTAATCCTGTCTAAAAATGTGGCTGTCACAGACGGCAGGCCAACGACACTAGAAATAGGCGGCGTAATGCTCCCTGCCTACGAACTGACCGTAGAAATGAGAGCGTCGACTACATGACCGACGTTGAGTATCGCATTGTTAGCCACCGCGTAGGCGAGCCGGGCAGCCTGTTTGTGCCTAAACAAGGCATAAACGTTGAGGCCTTAGTAGCAGGCGGTTTTATTGTGGCGGTAACAGTATCCACCGCAACACCGTCTAAGCGCCGTAAAGTAAACACAGCACCAGAGGAGTAACTCACATGGCAACCAATCAGTACCTATCTAACCCAGTTGTTAAAATTAACGCTGTTGACCTAACGGGTTTTTGCACCGCAGCTAGCGTCATTCAGCGTTTTGAGCCGCTTGACAACACTACTTTTGGGCAAACAGACCGCAGCTATGTAAAAGGCTTAGGCGATCACGAAGCAACCGTGACATTGCTGCTGACCTATGCCGCGTCAGAAACTTACGCAACATTGGCAACGTTGGTAGGCACAACCACCACCGTTGTTGTTAAACCGACCAGCGCTGCAGACAGCGCCACAAACCCCGGCTTTACTTTGACTGGGGCGCTGCTAGCTGAACTGCCAGTTATTAACGCAAGCCTTGGCGAGCTACAAACCGTAGACATTGTTTTCCAAGGCGGCGTTTACAGCGCAGACGTAACCCCATAACTAAGACCTAAAACCAAATAGACAGAAAGGCATTATGAAAATCAAACTACGTGTAACCGTTACACCCGGCAGCGAGCCAGTCGAGGTGCTAACAAACCTGTTGTGCATTACAGAATGGGAACGCACAGAAAACCGCAAGGTAACTGACGGGCGTGGCATTGGTATGGGTGACATGGTGTCTTGGGCGTTTTTTATGTTTAAGCAATCAGGCCGCGCTATGCCGCAAGCCAACGCGCAAGAGTGGCTAAAACAAAACCCTGACATGGAAATTGAGGCCGTAGACCAAACCGACCCAAACCCTACGGGCGCGGCAGCTACCGCCGCCAACTAGCAGAGGTTTTGGTAGCAACAGGGTGGTGGCCGCCAGCAATCCCGTTTGAGGCTAAAGATTTGGCTACTGTGGTAGTAGTCCTAAACAAGGCGGCGAAACAATGACAACCAGCACATCTGTAGGCGTGTTTGGTGTCAAAGAGGCGCTTAAAGAGTTGCGCGACATTGACCCTGAGCTTCGCAAGCTAATTAACGCACGCGCGAAAGACGTAGTAAAGCCTGCAACAGACGCAATGAAAGCGCAATACCCGGCACGTTTATTGTCGGGCATGGCACGCAACTGGCAACAGCGAGGCCGCCAATTATTCCCTTACGATCAGGCCGCTGCACGTCGAGGTGTAACGCTAAAGGTCAACACCAGCAAAAAATCTACGTCTGTTATCAGCATTATTCAGAAAAACCCAGCGGCTGCAATTATTGACATGGCAGGCAAGGGTGGCGGCGGTAGCGCACAGGGCAGCCGTTTTGCTGACGCGTTAACCGCATTCTTTGGGCAACCGTCGCGCGTGATGTGGCCTACGTATGACAAAAACAGCGCCAACGTTACAGAAAACATGCAAGAAGTAGTTAACGATCTTATGGCAGCTGTTGGCAAGAGAGTGATCTGATGGGCATTTTAATTCCGATTATTTCAGAGTTTGACAGCAAGGGCATTGACAAAGCGGTTAAAGAATTTAATTCGTTAGAGGGTGCTGGCGCTAAAGCAGGTTTTGCAATACAAAAAGCGGCGTTACCTGCAGCTGCAGCAATCGCAGGCCTAGCAGCCGGGTTAGGTATGGCTACTAAGGCCGCTATGGAGGATGCAGCCGCGCAGGAACAATTAGCAGGTGTAATTACACGGTCAACGCTTGACGCAACGCAAGACGCAATAGACGTTAACGAAAAGTTTATTAGCAGCCTTAGTCGGGCTACTGCTACCGCTGATGACGCGTTAAGGCCTGCATTGGCAACGTTGGTGCAATCAACAGGTGATCTGACGTTTAGCCAAGAGCTACTGCAGCAGGCGCTCGACATTAGCGCTAGCACAGGCAAAGACCTAGGCACGGTTACAGACGCGCTAAGCAAGGCGTACAACGGCAACATGAAAGGCCTAAAAGCCTTAGACGCGTCATTAATACCACTAATTGCAGACGGGCAATCGTTTGATGACGTAATGATTGCGTTGGCTGGCACTACTGGCGGCGCAGCTGCAGACGCAGCCAACACGGCTGCCGGGCGCATGGCAAACCTAAAAATACAAATGGACGAAACAAAAGAAAGTATTGGCGCGGCCTTGTTGCCTGTAGTGC